AAAACGACGCTCAACCCGAAAGGTTGACAGGTTAGGTTGGAAACCTAAACCTCCTTGAACAATGCTCATAAACATACTCTTCCCAACTCGATGATACTTTATTATCGAGGCTTAGGGAGTATGGGAGTAATATTTAAAGGATTTGGTGGCCAGAGAGATGTCCAGATAAAAGACCCTTGATCAAGGTCTCCCGTGAGGGCTGGCGCAAAGTTCTCGGGTGATAATGAACCCGAGTCTCTCTGAGGTCTGAAACTACAAATTATTCAATCGGAGCTGGCAATCTCTGGAGTATTACACTTCCAGCGATCAACCAGCCAGGTTTGTTACCTGCCCGATAATGGGTGGCTGCGGCCCCGAAAGGGAAACCGAGTGCTAAATCACATGTATACGGGGTAAGACCCCTAAAATTAAATAATGAAAATCTTAGATAACTTAAAATTAAGTTTCTTCAAGTTCTCAAAATCTAATTTAGGTATACTTGATTTATCTGCCGCTTTCTTCAGAAATGAAGGAAGATCTGTAATTATACATTTGTTAAGACAAATGTATCTTACAGGGGGACGACCAACCAGAGCCGGAATCGCTGCTATTTGTAGCTTCTTACGAACGATTAACTTGTTAAAGAAAAAACAAGGAGTTCCTGGGGTAGTTAAATACCTTAAGGGCTGCCATGTTCTTCTACAGCAAGTTATCGCAGGCCACGTTCTTCCTGATACAGGTTCCTTAGGACCTCGTATCAGAAGATCAAAATCAGGAATTCCTGCAATTATTCCTATCCATTACAGATTGGCAATCAGTAATGGTGATACCCGGGTTATTCGATTATGAGCTACTCTATTTTCTACATATAGAAATATGGAGTACATTGGAAAAGCAAGCTTTTCCACGATAATTGATCCTCCTTTAACAGAGGAAGTAGACTTTGGTCCATATTATGAAAGATTTGTTCGATTATTCATCGATCATTCACATAAAATGGAACCTACTAACCCTTTCCCTATTTTGACTGCATCTCCTTCTACCGAATCTGGGGAACCCAGTACTCATCACTGATCTTTAGTTAGATCACTGGTTAAGTTCATGGACCCTCATTCGGAGAAATTGTTGCATGCACTTTACTATATTATGAATTTTACGAATTCGAAAGCCTTACTTTTGTCTTTTAGTAAGATTTCGAACTGAGTAAGTCAGAATAATAGTGCTGCCGGTTTTGAATTACCAAAGGTACTCAATGGCCGGTATCGACTAGGGGGCGTATCCGTTAAAGTATGTAACTTCTTAGGAAGATTACATATTAAACCGGAACCTGCAGGAAAAATGAGAGTATTCGCTATGGTAGATCCATGAACACAATGGG